ATGGACTTTAAGGTGAACGATGACGTGCAGTCCGGCAATGGACCAAGCATGAAGGTAATCGCCATCAACGCGGACGCGGGAACAGTTACCTGCGAGTGGTGGGCGAACAATGTGCGATCTGTTGCCGATTTCCCCCCTGAAGTGTTGGTGAAGTTCAGGCCGCGCCCGCTGGCCATCTTTACCGTTTAAGGCTCGGCAGGGCGTAGCCCGTCCCGGCGAGAGATTCGCCCACGGGCTACGCTCAGCGAGTCATTCAGCGATTAAGGGAAGTGCGCAGCGTGCTGCTGCTGGTTGCACGGACACCCTGAGTCGTGACGGCCTCCAGCCGGTCCAACCGATCCACTACCTGAGCGAGCAGCGCATTGCTCTGCTGCACCGCCGCCGTGGTTGCGGCTTGGCCGTCCTTGTTCACCACCAGGTCGAACACAGCGCGCGCGAAGTTGTCGGGCAGCGCCTCGATGGTGTCGGCCAGCTCGCCCATGCCGACGCCGCCCTTGTCGAGGTCGCCCACCTTCATGCCGTCGATCAGGCCCGTCACCTGCCCGTAGAGGCTGTTGTAGTCCTGGCCGCTGGCGTAGAGGTTCCGACCGAAGCCCAGCGCCGCCTGTGCGGCCGCCTGCGCCGCGCTGCTGTCGCCACCCGACACAGCCCGCTCCAGCTCCTGCATGGTCTTCTGCAGTTTCTCCTGATCGGTCAGAGGCGACAGGTCGCTGACAGATAGCCCGTAGCTAATGGCTTTCCTGTCCTTGTCGATCTGCGCTTGCAGCTTGCCCATGTTGGTGGCGCGCAGTGCCTCGATCTTGGCCAGGTCCTCAGCGCGCGCACCGGACAGGCCCAGCGCCTTGGCGTAGTCGTTGGCCGACTTCACCTGTTGGCGGTAGGTGCGCTCGATGCTCAGTGCCTGCTGCTGGTAGGCGGTCAGGTCGCCAGTGAGCAGCTGCGTCGACACGTCGGCCATCAGGGTGGAGTAGTTGCCCAGCAGGCCCGACGCCTTGTTGATCTGCGTGGCCAGGTCCGTACCGGCAACGCCGGCCAGGTCCTGGAAGTAGTCCACGGCCTTGTTCACCTTATCGATCTCCAGGCCGTTGAGTGCCCGGCCCAGCTCGTCGGCATTGCCCACCGCCAGCTCGATAGATGCTCCCAGCGCCGCGAACACGTCCGCCGAGTCGAAGTAGCCATCTAGCTGCCCACCGAAGCCCGCTGCCTTGACCGCCTCGGTATAGAGGCGGTCCTGCATACCAGCGAGGTAAGACTCCAGCTGCTGCTGGGCCTCCGCCGAATCCGCCGACAACGACAGTTTGCCCAGGCTCACCTTGACCCCAGCCAGCTGCTGCGACATGTCCATGCCCAATTGCTTGGCCAGGTCCGTGGCAGCGCCGCGAATCTGCCGAGCCGCCATGTCGAACGTGCGATCGATACCGGGGTCGAGTGCCCCGTATTGGGTCCACTTCTTGTCGGAGCGGAACCAGCCGCCCTTTTGCTTCACGTCGGCGTAGCTCTGGCCGTCCAGTCCACCGAAGCCGTAATCACCCGTGATGCCCTGGCCGGTGATCTTGGGCGCACTGCGCCCGAACGCCTTGCCCAGCAGCGAGCTGCCCGAGAAGATCGCCGCCGTCTTGCGGTTCATGCCCAGCGCGCGCCCGATCACGTCCAGCGACATGCTGTCGAGCATGACCGGCGTCAGCAGGCCGCCGGAGGCAAAGTGGCCGCGTTTCAGTAGATCGAACTTGTCCTGGTTCTCCAGCCCGAAGCCTTCCTTGTAGGCGCTGCCTGCCATCTGCATACCCATCGCGATCAGGGCAGCGTAGGGAGCGAACGCCGCGACGGCGCCGAGCGCGCCCGTGGCCGCGCCAGTTGCAGCGCCACCGGCAGCGGCCGTGCCGCCTCCCGTCAATGCAGCCACGTTGTTGCCGAAGCCCATCATGGTGTTCGGGCCAAAGCCACCTGCCGCGGCTGCGGCGCCGGGGGTGAAACCGATGGCGCTCTGGCCCTTCGACAGCAGGCTGGCAATGTTGGCGGCATTCTGGCCGCCTGCAGCAGTGCCGTTGCCACCGAAGATCCCCAGGATGCTGTTGAGGCTCAACCCGTTACCGCTGCCGAGGCCATTGATGCCGTCCAAGATCCGGGTTTGGATCGGGATCACCAGCTTTTGCTCCAGCAGCTGGCGCGCAATGTCGCGCAGTCCCTGCCGGGCCACGTCCTTCATGTCGTCCCACATCCCCGACCAATCGCGCAGACCGCCCGCGACGAAGTTGGCCATAGCGTCGGCGGTGTCGCTGACCAGGTAAGTGCCCACGTCGGCCCACTGCTGCAGGCTGGCGGCGTACTTGTCCGCGCCGATGCTGGCCTGAGCTGCAGCGCGCGCCTGCGCCATGAGCGAGGCGCTGAGGTCGGCAGTGATACTCGCGCCGGCCGCGTTCGCTTCGTTGATGGCCTCCTGCATGTCGCGCTGGTTTTGCATCTCACGGCGGGCGCGCTCCCGCGACGGCCCGATGAGGCGCATCATGTCCAGCTCGCCGCTCATGGTGTCCAGCAGCGCCTGCGGCGCCCGCTTGCGCTTGTCCAGCTCGGCGGTGGTCGCCGCAAGCTGAGCCGCTGATTCCTTCTCCAGCGTGTTGAAGGCAGCGCGCGTGATGTTGCCAGCGGCCAGTTCCTTGTTCAGCTCGGCCAGGCGCTGCTTGTGCTTCTGCTCGGCCTCGGCCAGCGGGCCGGCCATCGTAGCGGCGGCCATGTCCGCCTCAGCCGTGTAGCGGCGCAGCAGCTCGGCCTGGCGGTCGTATTCCGCGTTCCCGGTCTTCGCTGCGCTGCCCTTGCCCCGCGCCTTAGGCGGTTCGTAGGCGTCCGGCGTGGCCGGCAGCAACGCCCATTCGGGCATGCGCTCCGATCCTTCCAGCACAGTGACGCTGGGCCGCTTGGCGGTCTTGGGCTGCATCGCCTTCCAGCCGTTGTCGGCATAGGCAGTGCCTTGTGCGTACTCGTTCTTGAAGCCCTCCCAGCCGCCACCGCCGAACGCGTATTGACCGGTCGCCAGCTTGAACGCTGCGTGGCCTTGCTTCTCCACGCCCACCAGGCCGCCCCGGATACGGTCGAAGAAGTCCACGACGGCGCCGCCGTCCCGCACCGCGTCGGTGACGCCCCGGATGGCACCGGAGAGAGCGTCGGCCGCTTCCTTGGCGAAGTTGCCGTTGACTGCCACTGCGTCGAGCTGGTCGGTGAAGTCCTGCAGGGCGGGCAGGATGCCCGACACCACCTGCACCTTCATGCCTTGCAGAGACAGCTCTGCCCGGTTCGTCACATCACGCATGCCCAGCATTGCCTGGGTCAGCCGCACGTCGATGATGCTGCCTGCGGCCTCCGCCGCGTTGCCCATGCGGTTGAACTCGGCGCTGTTGTTGCGCAGCAACGGGATCAGCATCGCCGAATCGCTGGCGATGGCCTCCATGTAGCTGGTCAGCTCCGACTGCGAGAGGTTCGCCTTCTCCAGGCTCTTGAAGTACAGACCCAGGGCGTCGGGGCCAGACAGCTTGCGGAAGCTCTCGACGGTGAGGCCGCTGCCCTTGGCGATGTTGTCGAAGAAGTCTTTCATCTCGCCGCCGCCCGTTTGGGCGTAGTCGCCGATCTTCTCCTGCACGTCCTTGAAAATATCGGCGAGCTTCTCTTGGCTGATACCTACCGTGCGGGCGCCTGCGGCCATGCGCTGGAAGTCCTGCGACGTGGTGCCGGACAGCTTGCCCAGCCGGTCGTACTCCACTGCCAGCTGCCCAACCTGCTTGGTCCAGGTGAACACGGCCGTGCCAGCAGCAGCGGCAGCGGTGCCCAGCGCCGCGCCCGCCACGGTAGCGACGCGAGTCATGGAGGCGTGGATCTGCGTGGCTTTCTGGCTGGCCAGCCGCTCGGCCTTGGTCATGCCCGTTTCAAACGAACCCGTCTTCATCAGCAGGTCGACGGTGAGGGTATAGAGGCTCATGGGTATCCCGGCCTGAAATTTGAATTCTGTGGAAGCGCGAAGAAAAGGGGGCGCGCGTGTCGAGGGGGGAGGCCTTCCAAGTTTCGACCTCCCCCCCTCCCGTTGCCTGGTCACGACGCTGAGGACGCGCATCGCGCTGGCGCCGCCCAGGCTGCCGGTGTTGTCAGGGGCACCGCCGGCTGGCCCCGCCCTTTACTCGGTATCCGTCACGCCTTCGATGACGGTGAACGCCTTGGGGTAGGCCGATGCCACGTCCAGACGGGTGTGGCAGATGAAACCAACCTCGCCAGTCTCGGCATACAGCTCCTTCAGCAGCTGGATCGACACGGACTCGCGCATGTAGATGGTGAACATCTGGAAACCGCCCACGTAGATGGCGGCCGCGTTGGTGGCAGTGCCCACATCCTCGTTGGTCGGGATCTGGCTGGTGGTGAGGAACTTCCAGTTGCTCAGGGCTTCCGGCCGGCGCAGCGGCTGGCCGGTGGTGTCCACCAGCAGGCTCATGGTTTCGTCTTCGCGCGGCGACAGAATGGCCACGTCCGGCACCGGGGCGTTGGCCTCGGTGATAAGGCGACGGGCACGGATGAACTGGCGCCAGTCGGTGATCGGCGCCCCGTTGGTGCCCATCGGCAGCTTGTTGATACCCGGGATGTTGCGCAGGCCGCGAATCTCCGGCTCGGTGCCGCTGCCCATCAGGGATGCGCGGTCGATCTCCTTGGCGAACGCTTGGGCAATGGCCGTGCGGAGCGCAGCGTCCAGGCCGCCCAGCGAATCGGCCAGCAGCTCGCGAGAGATCTTGAAGCGGAACGCCAAGCTGCGCGGGGTGACTTTGACCGCGCGGAACGCCGGCTCGCTCTCAGCCACCTGGCCGTGTTCCTGGCGCCAGGCTGGGGTGGGGATGGTGTCCACTGCCGCGATGCTGAAGGAGCTGGCCGAGGTATCCAGCACGGCGACGTTGGCGCCTGCGCTGAGAACGGACGAGGCGGGCACCAGGGCGTTGAGGATGCCCGGCATCAGCACGGTCGGCACGGTGTAGCCGCCTGCGGTGTTCGTGCCCTCGCTGAGCGCAGCGCGCACGCCGTCGCTGGTGCGCATGTTGGCGACCCCCCGGATGAAGTCCGACAGGCTCACCTGGTCATCGCCATTGTTGAAGCCGCCGCCGTCCGGGCGCATCGCATTCAGGCGCCGCGCGATGGTTGCCTGGTTCTGCAGGTCTGATGCGGTGAGCAGCGTGCCGATCTGGCGGCCTTCGGTGTCGCGCAGGCGCTCGCCCTCGCTCATGATGCCGAGCGCGTTGGCTGCGGTCAGATCCATCTGTTCCTGGTGATCCATGCCCGCGCTGATCAAGCTAATCGCGTTGTTGATGTACTCCAACGCATCCATCACGCCGTCGGTGAGGTTTTCGTCCTTCTCCCTGGCGTGGGTCGTCAGCGCATTGGACGCACGGCGCAAGCTGTTGCGATAGGCCAGTGCTTCAGCGCGCGGCAACTGGTCCAGCGGCTTGTCGGTGGTCGGTTCTTCGATGGTGACGCCGAGTTTGCCGAGCTCCGCGCGTGCCGAGAATGCGGCTTTGCGGTTGGCGTGGCGGTCGCGCATCTGCTGGAAATCGTTGTGGTGAGGCATTGGGTGGTCCCTATGTGGGGGTCCAGAAACGCACAAGCGCGCCCGGACCATGGTGAAGTGGTCTCAGAGCGCGCTTTGGCGTTGCCTCTGCCGCAGTGTCGGCCCAGTGTCAGGTTTGCCCGTGGGGCAGTCTGTCTTGGACGCGCTCAGTTTATCGCTGTTGTTGCTTGGCGATGCCTGTTTCGTTACGCGGAACTCAGCGCGCGCCGAATTCGATGCGCCTTCTGTCTGCACGCACCGGTGCAGTAGCGCCGTGGTCGGCCGGTTGCCTGGTCGCGGAGCGGTCCACCACAGACCTCGCACCGAAATTCAAATTCTGCGGAAGCGCGAAGAAAGGGGGGCGCGCGTGTCGGGCTGGCAGACGCTTCAACTTTCCGCCTCCCCCTACGGTCCATGTCGATCACCGTATGGCTGGTGGTGAACCTGGTGCATGGGGTGCAGCGGGCGCAGGTGGTGCACGACGTGCACGTGGTGCATCCCGTGCAGTACCTGCACCGCGTGCAGCAGGGGCGCGGTGTGCGCGAAACAGCACACCGCCTGGTAGTAGTTATCTGTGTAGTGTCTGGCGCTACGGTTTTCGCCCATAAATCGCTCTATCCGTAGCGTCCAGCGCTACGCTTTGGTTAATTGATCGTTACGCGGCCTTGTCGCTGTAGCGCTCAGCGCTACGGTTTGTAGCGTCTGGCGCTACCGCGTTTTTTTGGCATGCGCTGGCGTATGGCTTCCAGCGCATGTAGGTCCGCTTCGCATCCACGTCATCGCCGGCTGGCCCGATGTTGGTCAGGAGGAAGGATCGAGCGCGCCCGGTGCCTGTCTTCTGATCGAAGCTGCCGGCCTTGGCTTCCTCTATCCATCCACGTTCCAGTAGCGCCTTGAAGGCGTTCTGCACGGGCCGCTGGGTGACTCCCACCCGCTGCATGGCTTCCCGAACGCTGAGGAACACCTCAGCGCCAGTGGATGGCCGATACAGCGCGCGCAGTTCGATCAGCAGTGCACGTGCAACCGGATCGAGGGTTCGGTATGCCTGGCACTCCAGCTCCCAGGAATAGATGCGAACGTGTGGCGAGACCGGGACATACGGGCTGCTGCTGCGTCCCGTGGCCCGCGTGCGTCGTTTGGCCAGCTTGCGGGCTTCTCGCTCACTCATCTGCCTCCCCTACGATCACGATGGCCACCTTCTTTCCGTAGTAGTGCAAGGGAAGGGGGGTAAAGGGCAGGCAGGCGCCAACCTGGGAGCGATAGATCACGTCCACAGTCTTAGCGGAGTCCAGGTCCTGCAGCGCGCGCTTGGCTGCTGCGGAGTTGCTCTTCTCCAAGACTTCGAAAAGATCACCGTTCATCGGATGGCCTCCCCCAGCAGCTGGCCGACAGAGCGGCCCCACTCGGCTCCAGCGCGCGCCGCCCGCGTCATGATCCACTCGCGCACGCGGGCCTCGGACGGATTGCCCCTGTGCTGTAGGGCGCAGTCACCGCACAGCACGTAGGGGAGGGATGCCCACCCGAACTCCCGCTCCACACGATGGAACGTGCCGAACACCGGCAGCAGCGGCTTGCCGCAGCAGTCGCATGCGATGGGTTCAACCGCAGGACGGCGGCTCATCCGACCCTCCGCAGCTTGTTGGCGTAGGTCACAAGGCCCAGCACCCGCAACGCCGCGCGTGGCATCAGGTGGCCTTCGTAGATGCCCGACAGCGCGTAGACATACAGGCCGCCTGGGCGGTGCTGCACGAAGCGAATCAGCGCCTCGCCGTCGATCTCCACGGCATACATGGCGTCGTAACGGTATTCCGTCACTTCCAGGTCGATCACCAGCACGTCGCCGGGCAGGTAATTGGGTGCGTTCTGGCTGTCGGTCAGCGCGACGGTGGCCCAGCGCGCGGTGTCGGAAAAGTCTGAATGCGCGCCGGGTGTTTGCCCGATTGCGGGCAGGGATGGTTGGTGTACGATGGGCGTCATGGTCTCGTTCCTCGCAAGGGTTCGATGGCTTTCACGGCTCACTCCGGCTGCAACCGGGTGGGCCGTTTATCTTTGGAGGGCGTAAGGCATGTCATTTGCCTTCACTGGAGGCTCTCTCCATTGCTCGCTGGCACTCGACCAGCGCGTCATGGCTGCAAAGCCGCCTTTTGCCATCCTTGTAGGTCCGAACTTGGCCCGCCTTGACCAGCTGGAAGAAGCGATGCCGGCTGACGCCGAGCTGGGCTGCGGCGTCTTCCGGGCCGTATGCGAGTTTCTGGCTGGGTTCATTCATCGGTAGGCTTGCCCTAAGTGTGGTTTCGTGTAGCACCGTGCTACACGACCGCAAACATAGCACCGTGCTTTATTGACTGCAAGCACGGTGCTGCATCACTATCGGCGCATGGCCAGAACCGACCCCCAAGTGAATGTGCGCATCCCTTCGTTGCTGAAATCGCAACTGGAGGAGGCCGCGGCCGACACCGGACGCTCTCTGACAGCGGAGATCGTGACCAGGTTGGAATGGTCGCTAGAGGCTCAGCTCTTGGACCAAGTGCAGTTGCTGCACAAGAATCTGGGAGAGGTCCGCAGTTTGGCGGCTGAACTCGATGAGCTAACCGCAGACATCAATCGCTATGAGGCGGGTCAGCAAGATGCGTTGAAATGGCTTTTGGAAGATGAGGCCATTCCCGAAGATCGCGCACTGGCGGCTGCTCGCCTTGCTCGAGACACGATGAGCGATCGCCTGTACGCGTTGCGCTACTCGATCCAAACCATTCTCGAGGCAATCGAGAAGGATGGCAAAGAGCCTGCGTACTACAGGCGCAAGTTCTGATTTCATTGAACTGCGCAGATTTGCGCAGTCCTATAGGAACTGCACCTGCGCCAGCTTGTCGCGCGCTGCACCCTGCACCAGGTGGCCGTAGTGCTTCTCGATCATCGCCAGCGACGTGCCGGCCAGCTTCGCCACAGTGAGTAGGTCCATGCCGCCCACGATGGCGTCGGTGATCCAGCAGTGGCGTAGCGTGTAGAGCGTTACGCCGGCAGGCAGTCCAGCGCGCGCTGAGGCATCCCGAACAAGCTCGCTCCAGTCGCTGGGCGTCCACACCTTCTTCCCGTCCTGGGTGAATAGGTGCGCCTTGGGTAGCTTCCCCTTGGCCAGGCGGTCGAACAGCGCAGTGGCTGCGGGCGAGAGCGGTATCTTGCGGTCGTGGTCCTTGCTGCGGAACCTCACGCTGGCCGTGCGGCCGTCATAGTCAGAGCGCAGGCACAGCGACGGGTCGCCCGGCCTGCACCCCGTCAGGGCCACGCACTCGATCAGGTCGCGCACCGGCCCCTCAGCGGCCTCCAGCAGCGCGCGCCGCTGCTCCCGCTCCAGGTACAGCCCCCGGCGCTGCCCGGCGTCCTTGAGTGGCTTCACCGCGTTCCACTCAAACGCGAGATCAGGGGATACCTTGCGGCGGGCCACGGCGTGGTTCAGTGCGGCCACCAGCGTCGTGCGGATGCGGTTGATGCTGGAGCGTGCCAGGGGCTTCGCCCCTGGTGGGCGGCCCCGCTTCACTGGCAGCGGCGGGAGGTCGCCTTTCTCCACGCGATCGCGCCAGGCTTCGATGTGATCCTGGTGTAGATCCTTGAGGCGCACCTTGCCCAGCTTGTCGCCGTAGAGGCAGCGCTCGAACCGGCGCTTGGCGTCATCCGATGCGGTCTTGCGCCCATCCTTCTCCAGGGCGGTCACGTAGTCGCGGCAGGCATCGGCCACGGTGAGTTCGCTCTTGGGCGCCACCACGGCGAGCGGGGCGCCATGCTGGGACGCCTCCGATAGCGCGGCCAGGGCAGCAGCTCGCGCGCCGGCCAGCGTCATCACCGGGTGCTTGCCGAGTGTTCGGCGCTTCCCGCGCCCCCACGTCACGATGTAGGACTTGACGCCCGAGGGCTGCACGCGCAACAGCAGGCCCTTCATGTCGCTGTCGCTGATCTCGTAGGGCTTCTCGCTGGGCTGGGCCAGCTCCACGGCGCGGATCGTCAGCTTGGTTCCCATGTTCCGTAAGTGCGTCGTAAGTGCAAATTGCAGTGTGCGGCCAAATTCAGCGGGACGCAACGACACGGGAAATCAAGGGTCTTGGGGCGAAAGCCTTGAGCCACAAGGGTCTATGCCATCCTTCACACGGCAAGGGTCACAGGTTCGATCCCTGTACCGCCCACCATGTTGCAGAACGAAAGAAGCCTCCAGAAATGGGGGCTTTTTTGTTGCCTGACCATCAGCGCGGCTTTCCGGCATCGTTGGCAGCGCGACTCACCGGCTCCCTCAACCGCGCGAAGCGCTCGGGGGACGCACTTCACCGATGCGGGCACAGGATTCCATCCATGCGCTGTTCCGTGGTTCACGGCCGGCGTACTCTCGAGGCAGTGCCGTGCCCCCATTCCCTGGAGTGCCACCATGCCGCTCGCCCGCATCGATCTTCGCAAAGGTAAATCCGCCGACTACCTGCAACGTGTCGGCGAAGCCATCTACCAGGCCATGCGCGCGGTGGGCGTGCCGGAGAACGACCGCTTCCAGATCTTCCAGCAGCACGACGCCGGCACGCTGATCTACGACCCCGGCTATCTGGGCGTGGACCGCACCGACGATTTCATCTGCATCCAGATCACCTGGAACGAAGGGCGTACGCTGGAGCAGAAGAAGGCGTTGTACGCCGGCATCGCCGATGGACTGCACGCGGCGGTGGGCATCCGCCGCGAGGATGTGTTCATCAATCTTGTTGAAGTAAAGAAGGAGAACTGGTCGTTCGGTAATGGCGTGGCGCAGTACGTGAGTTGATGCGCGGAAAGCACCACGCATGGCGTGAATCTACACCTCGCTGCCGACCTGTTCGCCTTCGCTGGCCGGGGCATTGCTGGCCGCTTTTACTGCGTCGGCGCTGTTGGGTTGTTCGCATTCGATGCGGGTGACATAGCCCTCGCTGCCGATGCTGTGCTCGGCACGCTTGACCAGCCACTGCCCATCCACGCCCTCGCGGAACCCCTGCATCACCACCGTGGCCTCGGCCATCAGCGTCTCGCGGCCGGGCAGGGTGTAGCTGAGCGTCCGCGTCTGCCGTGCCTGTTCGCGATGCTTGGCGCGCGCCGCCGCCTCTGCGCTCTCCCGGTCGGCATAGGCCATGCGCAGGCGCATGATCGGTTCACCGCTGCCGACCTTCACTTCCTGGCGCTTGGCACTGCGCACGTCGCGGTAGTACGCAATGGTGGTACCGGCATCTTCGCGTGCGGCAAGGGTTACCCGATAGTCGCTGCCATCGGCCGGGGTGAGGGTGACATCGGGAATGCGCTCGCCGCTGGCGCTGGTGGATTCGCCCCGCTTCACGAACACCAGGCGCCCGCCTCCGGGCTTGGCGATGGCATCGTGCTGTTTGGCCAGGCGCAGCAGAAGGTTCATGTCCGACTCCTGCGACTGCACCGTCAGCGGAAGCACGATGGACGCCAGCGATGCGTTCACCGCTGCGTTCAGCCCATGCTCGCCGGCCATGCGTCGCACCATGTCGCCGATCGTGGTGCCCTTCTTCCAGGTGCGCGTCTTCTGCGTCTGCAGGTCGCTCTTGCCCCCCTTGCTGGTCTCGAACGGTGCCGCCCTGGCGCGCAGCGTCATGCTGCCGGGAAAGCCGGAGATCTCCACCTCGTCGCAGATGTACAGGCCCGCGCGCCGCACTTCGCCGTCATAGCCGATGAAGGCCTCCAGTTCCGCGCCAACCGGTGGCAGCTGGATCGGATCGGACGGATCGTGGTCGGCCAGCTGCAGTTCCAGCGTGTCGGACGTGTTGCCGGTCTCGTCGGTGATGCGCAGCGACTTGAAGCGCGCCATGATCCTGTCGGTGATGTCCTGGCTGTTGGCCACCACGCGGAAGGCCGGTGTGATGTTCAATCCCACAGGGCGACTCCCTTGCGCTCGCTGGCCGGGCGCTGCACCTCCGGCAGGGTGATCGCTACGCCGGCAGGCAGTACCGGGCCGCGTGCGGCCAGGCCCGGGTTGGCATCGAACACCGCGCGCAGGATGGCTGGTGACTGCTCGCCATAATGCGCGTACGCGACACGGTCTACGACGTCGCCGTCGCGGGTGCTATACGTTCGTGCCATTGCTGTGCTTCCGCAGTGAAAGGGTGAATTCCTGTTTCAGGATCGCGCTGTCGGCGGTGAACTCGCTGGCGGTGGCATCGATCTTCTCGATGACCCACAGGCCCAGGTTGCCGCCTTTGCCGGTCAGCAGTCGATGAGGCGTGCCCTGCGCGGCCAGCTTGCGCAGCTGTGAGAGCTCATTGCCGGCGCCGCGGAACTGGTAGTAGATGACGCCCGGCAGGGTCATGCTGGCTGAGCCCGGTCCGGTGTACTGCAGGGCCGCCATCTGGCCGATGCGGTCCTGCGCCTGCCAGCGATACTCGTTGGATTGCTGGATCTCCCGGAAGACCGCGGTGTTGAGGCTGAACTTGAAGCCGCCCAGCATCAGCAGCACCGGAGCGTTGCCGGAATCGTTTGCTTTGAACTGCGACAGCAGCTTGTCCACTGTGCCGGTTACGAACTCGCGCTTCATGCTCAGTTCCTGTCTGCAAGGCCACCACGGGCGGCAACCGCGTTGCGACGCTGCAGCTCGTCGGCCGTGCGGCGCGCCACCGCTTCGCTGGATTCGCCTGGCTGCTGGTGGATGGTGATGTGGTTGGTCTGCTGCTGCTGCACCGTGGTGGCGCTGCGCGGGGTGGGCGAAGGCATGTCCGGTGCGGCACGCCCGGCCGGCGTACCAAAGGCATTCGGCATGCGTGGCTGCACACTGGCGCTGTGCATGCTGGCGGGCGCCAGCATCACCGGAGGCAGCTGTATGCCGCCGTTTGCGCGTATCGCGCCGTAGGCATCAGCCGCGGTGTTCACACCAAGCGCGATCTTGTCCTTGGCGGTGCCCAGCACGCCCCCGACCTTGTCCATGATGGTGCCCACCACCTCCATGAAGGGGGCGATCTTGGCCATCATCGTGTCGATCACGCTGCTGACCTTCGCTGAAACCCAGTCCCAGGCACTGCCGAAGGTGACGACGATGAATCCAGCCACCGTGCCGATGACCTCACCGATCATCCTGAAGACCTCGGCGACGAAGCCAGCGACCTGGATGACGGCGCGGAAGTTGAACATCAGCGCTTCGCCCACCAGCTTGCCGATCTCGCCCACGCGGGAGAGTTCGTTTCCGGTGTACTGCGCCGGGGCCAGCATCCGCGACAGCCAGTCCCAGGCCTGTCCCAGCAGGGCACTCACGGCCTCCCAGGCCGGACGCAGCGGCGCAACGGCATTCATCAGCTCTCCCATCGCGGAGGTGCCCGCGCTGCTGAGACCTTCCCATACACCGCTCAGGAAGGCCTTGATCGGCTCCCAGTACTTGCGGACAAGCAGGGCACCGGCAGTGAGCGCGGCCACAGCTACCGCGATAGGGCCGCCACCAATGGCGCCCACTGCGGTGGCGACGACGCGGAACACCGAGGCGATACGCATGGCCATCGGGCCGAAGCGCCCCAGCTGGGCCAGCAGGTTGCCGGCACGGAACAGCTGGAAGACCTTCTGCACACCCAGGATCGGACCCTTCACGAACGTCCAGGCGTAACGGGCACCCAGCACCGCACTGCGCATGGCGAGCATGCCCACCACCACCTTGGTGGTATTGGCGATCAGCTTCGGATTCTCGGTCACGAAGGTGGTCACGCCGTTCAGCAGTTCGGTCAGCTTCACCGCCGCGTCGCCGACCGCGGGCAGCAACGCCGCACCAAAAGCCTTGGACAGGTTGTCCACGGCGATCTTCGCGCCCTGGATCTTCTCCGGGTCGGTCTGCATGGCATTGGCATACGCCGCATCGGTGGTTCCGGCAGAGCCATTGAGCGCCTTGTCGCGGATCCGGGTGTACTGATCCCAGTTCTGGATCATCGGGCCGATGAAGTTCTTCGCCTGTGCATCGCCGAACAGCTTGCCGATCTTCTGCTGATCGCCGGCCGTGGCCTGGATGATGGCCTGCATCGCAGCGTCGAACGGGTTGCCACCGCTGCTCTGTGCGTCGCTGATGACCTTGCGCAGGTCCAGGCCGAATCCCTTCTTGGCCTTGGCCTGCAGCTCGGGCGACATGATCGATGTCATGAAGCCCTTCATCTGGGTGGCTGCCTGGTCAGCGCCGCCCGCGGACCGGCGCGTGGCTTCCAGTGCCGCGCCCATGGTGGCCGCTGCTGCGTTGCCCTGCAGCTTCAGCGCTTGGAACGACGTTCCCAGCACCGGCATTACCTTGGCCATGTCCTTCAGCCCCAGCCCGCCCTGGTGGCTGCTGACGACTAGGACATCCAGCGCCGACTGCATGCTGGCAGGGTCGATGTCGAATGATTGCTGCAGGCCCACGGCGGCGCTGGAGACGTCGTCGATCCCGGTACCGGTGACGGTGGCGGTGCGGCCGATGGCGCGCAGGCTGGTCTGCGCCGACTGTGCATCCATGCCGGCGTCGACCAGCAGCCGGATGGCGCGCTGCAGGTCATTCGCCTTCTGGTTGGTGTTGCCGGTCTCGGCCAGGATCGTCCTGCCCAGTGCTTTGACCTGGCCGTTGTCCAGGCCCGCTGCGCTGCCGATCTGCTGGTTCTGGCGGGCGAAGCTTGAGGCGTTCTCGACCGGCTTGGCCAGCTGGGTCACTGCGCTGCCGAGCAGGGTGCGTGATTCCTTGAAGGAGGTTCCCAGCTTCTTGCGGTTACGCAGATTGGTGGTGCTTGCCTTCTCGATGCGCTCCAGGCCGGTCTGCACCTTGCGCAGGCGATCGCCCTCGCTGGAGAGCCTGGCGTACTCCTGGCGCAGCCCGGCAACGTTCTGCTTGAGCTTTACCAGCGAGGGGTTCGCCTTGCTCATGGAGCGCTGCTTGCGCTCCAGCCTGTCCAGTTCGCTGCCGATCTTCTTCAGTCCGTCCTCGGTGGAGGACAGTGCGGACTTCAGCGAGCCCGAGATCGAGCCACCGATCGTGATCGTTGTCGTTTGAACGTTACTCGCCATGTACCGGCAATCCTTGTATCCACCAGATGAACTTCGACACCCGCAGCGTCATGATTTCGCGCAGGCCCCAGCCGGTATGGCCGGCCAGGGCGAGCACTCCCTGCCTGATCTGCGGCAGGGTCAGGTGGTAAAAAGCGCGACTCCCGACTGCAGGCGGGCGTAATCGCGCAGCGGCAGCTTGCGCAGGTCGTCCGGCGGGATCTCGCACAGGTTGGCGATCATCCGCACTTCACGCTGTGCATCGCTGCCCTTGTCGTCCTGGAACCGCTCCATGTCTTCCACGGTGGGTTCGCGCATGCGCAGTACGGCGGTTTCCACGCCATTGACCTGGCGCGGGCGGGTGAGGGTGACTTCGGCATAGCCATCGCGTTCGATGACGTGGTCGTTGGTGGTCTTGGTCTTGCTGGACATGGATGTGTTCCTGGAAATCGAGGGAGCGCGATGAAGGCGGGGGCGCGAGGCGCCCCCGGTGCTGTGGAGACGCGTGCGGGGTCAGATGCCCAGGGCGCTGCGCAGGCCGGCCAGCATGTCCACGCCGTTCTGCTTGGCGATCATGTTGACCACGTCCAACTCCTGGACGACCAGCGGTCCGTGGGTGAGCTTGTAGTAGCTCAGTGCGAGCGAGATCTTCACCGTGCCCTTCTCGCCGGACTTGGATTCGCCACGATCAATGGCCTTGACCTTGCCGCGCATGTTGTGGATCACGGCGGTGATGCTGCCGTCGCTGGACTCCAGCGCCTCGCGTGCGGTGAAGGAGTACTCCTTGCTTTCCACCACATGGAACTTGCCCATGATGTCCGGGTCATCGGCGATGAGGACAGCCTCGGCTTCAAGCTTCTCGTGGCCCAGGGTGATTTCGGTCGGGGCGAACATGCCACCCGCCTGGAAATCCTCGGTCTTCAGCGTCAGCTTCGGAGCGGTGAAGGATTCGACGTTGCCGGCATAGCCCTTGCCGTCGACGTAGAAGTTGAAGTTCTTTCGGACGTTGCGCGCCATGCTTAGAAGATCTCCGAGACGTAGTTGTTGTTCATGTGCATGCGGAAGGTCAGCTGCTCACCCGGGTAGGTCGGAGTGAAGTCGAAGTCCCAGTAGAAGCGGCCCTGGGCCACGCTGTCCGCTGCGTTCAGTTCCGGGTCGATCCAGCAGTTGCCGCCGAGGATCGCGCCCTGGGTCTTCAGGCCGCGCAGGAAGGCATTGACGCCCTCGCGCACGTCATCGACGTAGGTCTTGCTGATGCCGCGGTCGACGGCCCACAGGTGGGCGGCTTCCAGGCTGTCGGCGATGATGTCGGCGGTGCGCACCACGCACAGGAACTGCCACTTCGGATCGATGCTGGTGGTGCGGTTGCCCCACAGGCGGAAGCCCCCTTCGCGGATGACCGTGGCCACGTTGGCCTGGTTCAGCAGGTTGGCGCGGCTGGTGGCATCGGACAGGCCGAAGTCGATCGCACGCGCGGTACCGACCACGCCGTTGAGTTCCAGGTTCGACGGCGACGCCCACCAGCCGCGCTCGTTGTCGCTGCGGGCGATGGCACCGGCCACGGCACCGGAGGCATGGCGGGTGACGATGGCATCACCGGACTGCACCAGCAGCGCGGGGTCGACCACGTAGACGCGCTTGGAGCCGGTCAGGGCGGCGGTGGACTTGGCAGCGTCGTCGTTGCTGTTCGGGCCATCCTTGATGATGACCGCGCGCAGCTTGTCGGCGATGCCAAGCAGCTCGGCCACGACCGGGTTAGCCAGCACGGCCTCCGGCTTGGCCGGATCGGCTGGGTGCACATGGGTGAAGCCGGGTGCGACCAGGATGCGCGGCTTGACGCCGACGATGGACTTGGCGGCCAGCAGCGCATGCACGCCTTCGTAGGCGCCGGTCTGGGCGTTCACGCCGCCCAGCACGTTGGCCAGGGTGGCGCTTTCATTGGCACCCTTCTCGACGCGGACGACAACGACGACGGCACTGGACTGGTCGAAGATCGTGTCGAGCGCACCGGGCAGGGTGCCGGCATCGGTGCCGGTGGTCGCCGACAGCTTGGCGGCCTGCGACGGCGAGGTCACCAGTACGGGCGTGTTGACGGGGAACGCTTCGGTGTCGGCCAGCGGTGCGGTGCCGACGATGCCGATCACGCTGCTGGAGGCGATGGCAATCGATCGGGCACCGGTATCGATGTTGACGACCTGTACGCCATGGAGAAATTCGGTCATTCGGGGTTCTTCCTCGGTGTGGGTGTGTGCCGGCTTGTGCAGGCGACGGGGTAATGTTCGGAGAATGTGGCGGTCGCGATAATTGCAGCGGTGGCCCGCTGTGCAATCAGTACCAGCCCGAAACGGCGACGTTGGCGTATACGGTTGAAACCTGAGCGGGGCTACCGGAACGACGGAGATGAACGGCTATCTCAACCGTGATGCTCTCGTACATGGAAGATGCCGCAGGAATGCTGATGGATACGGTTGCCGAGCGCGATGTCGCAAGTGAGGAGAATGACGGTGCGCTTGTGCTGAACGAAGCAGCCCCTGTGTTGCTGGCCGTGAACTGCACTTCGTACTGGCTGGGGTTTGCACCCGCCGGTGCCCAGCGACCGGAATCCACCTGGGCGGTGGCATCGTTGCCACCGCCGTAACTGTTGCTGTGGACGGTGAAGTTGCCGTCGGACAGCAGGCTGATCTGCACCGACGCCGTGACATCGCCGAATGAGTTTGTTTTGGCGCCATTGCCGGCTGAGTAGTCCTTGCCATGGAAGGGCGGCCGGTAGCTTGCGGTGCCCCGGGCCGCCCACAGGTTGGACACGTCCATTCCGTTGATGCGATGGCCTACGTCGGCACGCTTGCTGCCGTACTGGATGTGGGCATAGCGGCGGCTCAGGTCGGTGCCCGCCAACCTGGAGCCGCAGTCCGCAGCAAACGGACCCTCGGCGTAGGGATCGAACAGATCGTCAAAGTCGACTCCACCAGAGGCATAGCCTGAAGGCATGTCAGTTCCCTCCCTTTAGCGACCTGATCTCCGCAGCCAGTTCCTGGATGGCGCGAACCAAGACAGGAATCAGCTGCGACTCCTGGATCGACGGCACTTTCTCACCGCGGTAGTCGACGGCATTCTCGAAGACTGCTTCGGGTACGATTTCGGAGAGCTGCTCTGCAATCATGAAGAGTCGGCATCGCTCATCGTTCACGAAATCCGAGTTGTACTGGCCGAAATAGGTTTCAATTTTTTCGATTTCCGCCAGGCCGTAGCTCAGGGGTGTCAACGGATGGTCCGACTTCAGCTTGCGCGACGAAGGACGGTTGAATCCCGCCGGAGCTTCCACGACACCTGTCTTCGAAAGCCAGAAGGACTGCCCATAACCCGCGAACGTGAAGACCCGGTCGCCGTCGGTGCTGTCACCGTGGAAGTCGATGTAGCCCTGCGTCGTAGCGTCGACCTCACGGTACAGACGCCACCGCGCGGAGGACCATCCATTTGCACCATTTACGGTCCGTAGCAGCGTTGCCTTCATGCCGTCTGCATTGCCGCCGTGTGGAATAACGCAGTGCAGGGCGGTCTGGCTGTTCCACAATCCGGTCCCGAGCGGTGGGGAGGCAAGCACGGTGTACCCGACGCCGCCATCCACGGTTACCTTGGCTTTTCCGTTGCCTCCAAGCAGTGCAAGCGAGCCGTTCGCATTTCGGTTGACCAGAAAGCCATTGCGGTCGGTGCCGGTGTTGAGACCGGCACCGATCTCGAGGTTGGCGACATCCAGGTTGTCGTCATAGAGCGAGATACGACCTGCGGCATTGCCTCGCATCCGAAGCGGACCGGTCAGGTCTCCGCCGGTGATACTGAGCTTCTTGCTTGGATCGAAATTGCCGCTGGTCCAGACAGTTCCGCCTGCATTGAGCGTAGCGGTGTACGCCCCTTCCAGATTGCGGAAAGTGAACGTGGATCCGGACTTGAAGAGATAGCTGTCACCCGTGCCGAAGTAGACGACACCATCGGTCGCGGTACTGCCCCAGCCGGACAGGCGCAGGGAGTTGTTGGAAATGGTGACGGTGCCACTGAAGGTGCCGCCACTCTTGTCCATCTTCGCTTCAGGCGCGAAGTTCCCGGCATGCCACATCGGCGAGCCGTTCCAGCGCGGCGTGTCGCCATGCTTGATGGTGATTTCGCTGCTGGCACTGCGGTCCGCGCTCCATACGCGCCACAGGCTGGAATTTCCCCAGCCGCCAATGAAGGACTGCTCGGCACCGGCGGCACCGAAGCCCAGCAACGGATACGTGCCGCTGATGAACTGCTGGTCGGTGAACGTGTTGCCGCCCCTGGACGCCTTGCCATCCAGTGCCGACTGCAGCCCGGTCACATCGGCAATCACATGCTTGTGGCCCACGGTGGCGAAGTCACCGGCCAGGGCGAACTCGGAGGCGTGCTTGCCGTCCAGGGTGTCGGCGTCCAGGCCGTTGCCATGCCCGGTGTCCTTCAGTGCGGCGCTCTTCAGTTCCAGCGCGGTGCGCGCCGCCGCGGTGCTCGCCGCAGACAGCAGCGTCTTCGCCAGCGCGGTCGGGGCGCTGGCGCCGAAGCGCTTGTCGGTGTACGCACGCACGCCACGCGGGGTCACCACGCGCTGGGTGTCGGTCGCATCTTCGACTTCGGTGCTGGTGGCCAGCTCGACCACGCCGACGACCTCGGTGGTGGCCGGTGGATAGAGGAAGCCGGCATCACCGAACTGGATCTGCGTCGTGTCGATCCCGCTGAAGCGTGTGTCGGTGGCCAGCAGCAGCATCGATGCGGCCGACTTCTCCATGATCGGATCGGCCTGGCCGTAGCTGGCAAACAGGGTGCCGTCGGCCAGGTACAGGCCGAAACCGCGCAGCGTGTAGGAGGTGGCGCTGTCATCGCGGATGGTGACGTGCACGGTGTCATCGCCCACGGCCTGGCCGCCGAAGGTGGCGACGCGCTTGATCTCGCCGGGCAGTGCGGTGAGCCCCGCCGACGGCACGAAGGCAGTCGAGGTCAGGCCGATCTGGGTGATCAGGACGGCGTTGGTGCCGGTGTTCGGCGGATTGACCAGCTTGGCGAAGCCGGCATCGGTGATTTTCAGGCGCATGCGGGGGTTACTCTCCGATCAGTTGAAGGCGGCGGAAGGCCGTGGCGTGGGCGGCTGCAAGTGCGCCGACGGCGGCGTCGGCCTGCATGCCCTGGGTAAAGGTGAAGTGCGAGCGCACCGGCTTGGTCCGGGTGATTTCGCCGATGACGTCCTCCACGAACATCGCCGTGGCGGACTGGCCATCCTGGTTGGCGATGGTCATCACCGCTTCGAAGGTGTGCGGCGCGCCCCTGGGCTGCAGCTGCCACCACTCGCGGATGAGCACCGAGCCGCCGAAGGCGGCCACCACGTCGCGCACGCTGCCGGCGGTGCCCTTGCGGCGCTGGATGGCGATGGCCGTACGCACCCGGGCGCGCTTCACGGCTTCGGGCCAGTAGGCCTTCCATTCGTCCACCGACAGCGCCCAGGCCAGCCAGGGCAGCAGTGCGGTCGGACAGCGGTCGGCATCCCACAGCGCGGTGATGTCCACCGGCAACGGACGTGCAACGATGGCGCGGGCAAGCGCGCGCTCGGCATGGGTGGCGTTGGTGGGTAGCAGGTTTGCCGCCGAGGGCACCACCACCTGGGCGTCACCATCGATGACCTCGCCGGGCGCCGGTGCAGCGGCCAGGGTGACCCTGCTGCCCTCGATGACGCTGCCCTGCAGCGGCTGCCGCCCCCGTGCATCGGTGCGGTACACCGCCTGCAGGCTCGCCAGCGCGCCGCCGGGGTGGCGGAAGGTGCGGTTGCGGCCATCGATCGCGCCGCGCAGCCGCGCGTTGATCAGGCGCGTGCTCGGCTCATTCATCGGTGCCGCCGTGGGTCAGGGTCACGCCGGCGCAGTGGGTGGCCTGGGTTCGGTCCACCACCACATCTGCAGCCGGATGGACGATCTCCACGCGCTGCACGCCCTCGGCATGCAATGCGGCGAACAACCCCGAACGGGTGACATCGCGGCCGAGGCGATGTGACTCGCTGATGTAGCGGTCCAGGCGGGTGCGCGCTTCGGCAAGCACGACCTGCGAATCCGGGCCGGCAAAGGTGAACAGCGTGGCGTCGACCGAGTAGGTGACGATCGTGGCCGGCTTCACCAGCACATGGTCGGTCAGCGGTCGCACGTCATCGGCGCTCAGCTTCGCCTCGACGATGTCCAGCAGGCCCTGGGTGGCGGTTCCATCCGCTTCGCGCGACAGCACCGAGACCACCACTTCGCCGGGGGCGGGACTGGTCGCACTGGCGTCGAGCACGCGCGGGTCGGCGCTCAGCGCATGGAATACATAGGCACCTTCCGGCCCCGCCACGCTGAACCCTTCCGGGCCCAGCTGGATGCGGCGGCGGAAGTCCTCATCGCTCTCATATCGCGGTGGAATGCCTTCCTGCGGCCTGCCCGGGTCGAGCACCTGGCGGGCGACGCCGAAGATCGCGGCGAGGTGGTCCAGGTCGCTGCCACCGGCATAGGCCAGCATCACGCCACGCGCGGCGTCGTTGACACGCTGGCGATCGAGCAGGCGCAGGTAGGTGCAGACCTCCAGGATCTTGAAGGCCGGGTCCGACGGCAGCAGCGCGTCGAAGGTGGGATCCAGGGCCTGCAGTGCGGTCAGCGATTCATCGAACATGGCTTCGAAATCGAGCACTTCGATGACCGCCGGTGCAGGCAGCTGGGACAGATTGACACTGGTGAACGAGCCGGATGCCACGGTTAGCGAACCTCGATTCCTTCGATGGTGATGGCCTCGCCGTCCGGCAGGTGGATCCCGGTCACTGCCAGGATCATCACGCCGGGGGCGGGGAGGGAGACGTCGACGTTCTCGACGTGGAGACGCGGTTCCCATCGCGCCAGCGCGTCGACGGTGGCCGCGATCAGGTCCATGCGCAGCGAGCGGTTGGTCGGCGCATCGATCAGTTCGAATACGCGTGAACCGTATTCGCGGCGCAGTACGCGGGAGCCAAGGGGCGTGGTGAGAATGTCACGCACGGACTGGTGGAGATGGGCGAGCCCATCCAGTGATTTGCCGGTGTTGGCGTCGATTCCTCGCATGGCCTCTATCGTCGTGGAGTGCGGGTTTTCAGGGCATTGCAGGCGTGGCCGCTCAGGCCTGGGCCGGCGTGGTCGGGGCGGTTGGGCCCTGTGCGGTGTGCTTGTGTGCCTTCAGGCCGATGGCACCGGCCTTGACCTCGCCCGGTGTGCTGATGTCCTTGCCGGCGCTGATCGCGCCGCTGACATCCAGATCGCCGGTTGCCTTGATCGAGGGTGTATCGAGCACGATCGATTCGCTGGCGATCACCTGTGCATTCGCGCAGGTGACGATGACCTTGCCGCTGCCGACATGGACGTTGAGCGTGGTGGTTTCCTGGTCGTACTCGACGCTGCTGCCGTCGGCGAACTCGGTGCGCTGCCGCAGGCGCGAGTCGGCCGGCGGCGGAAAGCGGTCCTGGTACAGGCTGCCGAGTACCAGCGCCTGGCCGGGGTCGCCATAGGGGCACGCCAGTACGACCTGCTCGCCGGGTTCGGGTGCGCACCAGGTGCGTACGCCCGGTCCCGCGCCGCGTTCCAGCCAGGGAATCCAGTCGGTAAGCATGCCGTCGGCATCGACGCGAACGCGTCCGTTTGCCTCGTCCAGCTCGCGTACCACACCGATCATCAGCAGGTTGCCGATCAACCGCGCGTGTTCGGCGCTCATGGTGCGCGCTCCGGCAATGGCTGGTAGCGGGACTCATGGACGCGGCCGATCTCCGGCGCGAAGCTGTAGCACGCCTGCGGCACCACGCCGCCAGCGTCGTCCCACGGGTTGTCGCCCAGCGCGACCGGCAGCGACCACTCGACGATCCAGGTGCGCAGGCCCGGCTGTGCCGCCGCGGGGTCTTCCGGCAATGCTGCAATCACATCGATCGCACCGCTGGCAACGCCGGGGAAGCGGCCGAGCTGGTGCAGCCAGGTCGCCAGGGCGAGGGCCGCGTTGCGCAGCTGCAGCGCTGTGGTTGCATCGGTCGCCGGCAGCGCAATGCGCGCTTCGAAGCGTAGCGTGGCCTGCAGCAGGCCACTGCCATCATTGTTGTCCCTGCTGCGGTCACAGCGGGTCATCGCCAGCAGGCAGGCCGGCAGGGGCATCCCCTCAGCGTTGGCCTCGCGATGGAACTCGACGCTTGCAAACCCCGGAAAGCGTGCGCGGATAGCGGCTTCGATCGCGGCAATCAGCGGATCGAGCGTGGGAGGGAAGGAATCGTTCGCCATGTCAGCTCATGCAGGGAAGGGAAGAAGGGCGTGGCCCGTGCGGCGCGCGCGGTCTGCAGCCAGTGTTGCCATCACCGCAGTGGGGTGGCATTGCAGGCGTGGCCGTATCCGGCAGGCTCAGTGCGTGGGAGTGGCACTGCTGCCGCAGTCGGCGGGTGCTGCCGGCACGGCGCCATTGATGGTGATGCCGCGCTGGCTGCCGAGGCTGCACAGCAGCGCACTCAGCTGGTCGGCCAGCGCGTGGTACTGCTGTGCGACCGCAACGTGATTGCGCAGCAGCGCGTCATCGCTGGCTGCGTGCAGGTCCGGCAGGCGGGATGGGGGAAGCAGCTGGGCAGGTGCGATGCTGAGGTCAGCGCGGCAGGGCGTGGCCGGCGTTGGCCTCGCGCCAGATGCGCACGAACTCAGCGTCAGCGTCGCCGCGATCACGACCAGGAGTCTTGGCATGGGTCTCGATGTCCCGTTGCAGGGTGTTGAACTGTTCGGTGTGCCGGGCCTGGTGGGCCAGGCGCTGTGATTCGGCCTGCGCGCCTGCGGCGCTGTTGGCGAGGGCCTGCTGGTGCGCGCGCTGGACTGCATCGGTGCGGGCCTCCTGCTGCGCTGCCCGGGTGGTGGCAACGGCAAGGTCCGCAGTGCGGTCGCGCAGGGTCCATCCCAGCCAGGCGCAGCTCGCGTGGCTACCGGCAAGGACCAGCAACCCGATGCCCAACCTCAGTCCCGCGGGCGTCACTGCAGGGCTCCGCCGGCGGCACGGTACGCCGCGCGCAGTGTTTCCAGCGCGTGCTCCTTCTGGCCGTAGCCGGCGCCCGGCAGCGATGCCCAGATGCGCCGAGCCGCAGTGACGGCGGCATCGAAGCGGCCCAGCCGGATCAACTCGTAGGCACCGCATTGCTTGAGCAGCGCCACGGCCGCGCGGTCCTGCGAAACCGGGCCGAAGTCAGGCAGGCCCAGTCGCGCGCGCAGGTCATCCCAGGTGCTGCGCAGGAACTGGTAGCGGCCGGCGGCGCTGGATTTGATGCCATAGCGTGGCAACGACACCAGCACGCGGGGATGGTCGCGGTAGTCGGTGAACAGCTGGCCACCGACGATGACGTCGTAGCCGCGGTCACGCGAGCGCTGGCTGGGTATGTCGGTGCCTTCGGACACCGCCAGCATGTCCAGGAACGCAGCAACGTTGGTGCCACCGAGGGCGCTGGCTGCAGCGGCTGTCATGCGGCGGCCCCCGGCTGCTTGCGAACCAGGTTCAACAGAGCGTCTATCTGTACGCTCTGCTGGGCGATCTGTGCACGCAGGGCGCTGACTTCACCGCGCAGCTGCCCGATCTCCTGGGCCATTGCCTCGCGCTCGTGCATCAGCCCATCGGCGCGTGTACGTTCGGCCGCGAGCTGTTCCTGCAGGGTGCGCAGGGTGTTGCTGGTGGCTTCATCGGCGGTGCGGTCGACCTTGGCCGACGACAACCACTGGCGCAGCCACAGCGACACCGCGATCAGCACGCCCGAGGTCCCGCCCAGGTACTTGGCCCAATCCGGCACGCCGGCCAGCAGGTCGCTCTCGTTCATGCGCGTGCGTATCCCTTGAGCAGGGCCGGGTGGACAGCCGGTGGCAACGCGGTGCGCGCACCGCGCAGGGCGCGCTTGATGGTGGTCTGTGAGACGCCGAACTCACGCGCAACATGGTCGCGTGGCATGCCGCTGGCGACCGCGCGGGCAATCTGTTCACGGCGTTCGTGCGCGCCGGCAGCGAAGCAGGATGCCAGGAACAACAGTTCGCCGCCGAAGTGCGCGACCAGCCGCTGGGCGACGTCGTGGCCAAGGATGTCGATCAGCCGGTGCTGGTCGGGCAGGGTGGAGGGTACGTAGACGATGACGCGGTGACGGCCGGTGGTGCTGGAGGTGGTCGGCGGCCAGGCACGCACCAGCGTGAGGGCTGCGGATTCGCCGATGACCTCGGCCAGGGTCTGGATGCTGTCGGGCAGGGCGTTCATGGAGGACGTCTTCAGTGGCATTGATCTCCACTGTTGCCATCCCGCATGACCAGTCAACACCTTTCATCTACTTTTATATCGGTGCGCTGAAGACGTTCAGTCGTGCGTGAGGAGGGGGGAGGAGCACGACACGCCTGCTTGCAGTGAGCCGAATCCGCTTGCTCTGGCCGCTGGTGTTTTCCTGTACATCCGTACTCGTTGTCCTCACCTGGCAGGAACAGAGGCAGATCAAGGGGATGGGGCAGGTACAGGGTGAGGACGGCCACCTGCCACACAGCCTCATGCGCCGTGTACTGGCCGGAAACGAAAAAGCCCCGGACGATGCCGGGGCTTCAGGACTGCAGGGGGCGCTGGATCAAAGATCGAACACCAGGTTGCCGCCGGTCTTGCGGGGGATGTACCCGGCGTCGCGCAGCCAGCGTGCCGCGTTGACCTGGTCCATGCGCTTGACCGGGAAGCGGTTGGCGAACATCAGGAAGCGCGCCACGGTGATCGACTCGCCCTTGCCCTTCAGGGCCGCAAGGGTTTCGACGAACCAAGGCGCGGGCGGCTGCTGGCTGCCCGGGCGGGCCACGCTACGCGTCTGCTGGGCGCTGCCTGCGCCTGCCCGGGCAGTGGCCAGCGTGCACAGCGAGATGAAGATCGCATCCAGGCTCACGATGTCCTTGCTGCCCTTGGGCTGGGACTTGAACAACTCGATGGCCTTCAGGCGCGTCGACGTGAACTGTTCGACCTCCATGGCGTTTCCTCTTTGCGAAATGGGTTGGGGATGCAGGGTGACGACAGGTGTCGTCGGTGATGGGGGATGACCTTACATCATTTTCGCCGATGATGGGTCGGGGCCTGCGCTGGGTTCGGGGGATGGACCGGATGGCGGGCCGGCATTCCGGATCAGATCACACCGCGCGAACGCAGCTGGTCCAGCGATCTGCGGACCAGATCGGCCGGGGTGCTGTCATTGTCGACTTCGATGTCGACCAGCTCATGCGGCAGCGGCTGCTCGCTGGCATGAGGGTCGCTGCTGCGATGGCCTGGGCGATTGACGCGGATCACGACACCACCACGACGCCGGATCGCGCGGGCCTCATTGGCGAAGCGGACGTCGGGTACCAGCCCGCCCTCGGGCAGGCGTGCGAACAGCGAGCGTACCCACAGCTCGGGATGGACGCGGTCACGCCCCCACTCGGTACCGGCGGTCTGCATCAGGTGGCGCGGGGTGAGTTCGGCCAGCCAGTCGATGGCGTCCTCCTTGCGGCTGTCCAGTTCGTGCAGGGACAGCCCGAGGAGGGAGGCGACCAATTGCCGCAGTGGGGCCGCGAAGCTGTCGCATGGCAGTGACAACGCCGACGCCAGTCCATTGGCGAGTGTGTCCTTGCCCGAGCGCTTGCTGCCGGCGATGCCGATGTAGAGCGGCACACGAGAGCGTGGCGCCGGCCGCAGGGCGATGCTGCCCAGTGCAGGGCCGGCACGGAACGCAGCCAGTGTGTCGGCAATCAGGCGATGACCGCTGTCGAGGGAGGCGGGAATCATGCGGAATCTACTCCTGGAGAAATGCGGCAGGTGCCGGAGGATCAGGAATCGCGACCGACGACGCTGCGGGCGCGGAGGATGCGCTGGGTGATGCGCCCTCCCCGGGCCGCTGCGGCGATCGGGTCAAAGCACAACATGGCGGTGCGGGTACGCCGGCCGGCAGCAAGGTGGTCGCGGATGGTCCGCTCGGACAGCACCGGTACCCGCTGGTGGATCTGCTGCACGGTCAGCTGCTCACCTTCGAAGGCATGCAGTCGGGGACGGGACATGGCGGAAGCGCTCCTGGAAGGTGGCGGGCCGATACCGGCATCTTGCCCCTGTAGACGCCCCTAGTCAACACCTTTCATCTACTGCCATCATGGTGCGGTTGGGCGGGCGGGCTGGCGATCCACAACCGCAATGCCGCTGCTGCCAGGCGCTCACGCTCAACCGGGCCGCGTGCGGCCAGGACACCCTCGAGATACTGTTGGCGGTGCCGGCGCGGACTGACCACCGTCCAGCGCCCGTCGGTGCCCACGCGCCGGTAGCCGTCCAGTTGCAGCAGGCGACGTGCTTCGCAGTGCAGGCGCCAGTCGCCGTTGCTGCTGTCAACGTCGCGACCATCATGGAGGCGCGGCATCTAGAACGGCCCTGCCGCGTGCTCGGCCAGACTGCGTTTGTGCTGTGGCATCAGCCAGACCTTGGCGCGCTCCTTGCCCACCACGCGGGTGCGCACACCATGCCGCTTCACCACGTAGGCGGCGGCCTCGTTCACCTCGCGACGGTTGGGCCTGTCGATGCCCACCGCGATGACGATCTCGGTGGCGCGGTAGTGCGCGCTCCAGTGCTCGGCAGGGAGCGACCAGTCGAAATGACGATCGATCAGTTCGGCGATCGGCGAGATGGGCTCGTGTTCGCTGTTGGTGGCATTGAGCGCATCCAGTTCCTCGGCACTCAAGTGCCAGGTCTCGCCACTGCAGTACAACGCATGGGCCTCAGCCCAGACCTGCTGCATGTCGATCCGCGCCGGTTCGCCCAGCGCCACGGCGTGCACGGTCCACCAGCGGGTGTTGCCGGTGGCATCGCGGAGGAAGCGTTCGTCGTTGACACTGGCAAACAGGATGGTGCGCCGCGCATAGCGGGATTCGGTGCGCGCGTAGGGGCGACGGATCTCGTCATGGCTGCGCGAGATGAATGATTTCAGCGCCGCGATATCGGTACGGCGGAAGGTGGCATCGACTTCGCCCAGCTCGACGATCCATCTGGAGATGACCTGCTTGACGCTGTCCTTGTTGGCCGGATCCAGAACCACCCCGTCGGCGATCAGATGCAGCTCTACCGGCGCCAGCTGCCGCGCCCAGCGTGTCTTGCCCAGGTTCTGTTTCGAAACGAACGTCAGCACGCCGCGCGCGACCACGCCATCGGGCTCAAACGCCGCAGCCACGCCGGAGATCAGCCAGCGCCGCATCAGGACTTCCTTCAGCACGCGGCCGTCGGCCATGTGCGTGGGCTTGGCTTCCTGCACGGTATCGAAGAACGCCTGCAGGCGGGACTGGCCATCCCACGGCCGTGAGGTGATCCAGCTGGCGACCGGGTTGTAGGGATTGGCTTCGGCCACCTGGCACAGGTTGGTCTCGAAGCTGGCGGTGGCCATGCCAGCGCGGTGCATGCAATCCATCACTTCGCCCGCCGCGACCTCCTTGGCGTTGTCCACGGTCGTCTGCAGCCCAGGGACCAGAATCTCCAGATCCTTGCGGATGACGTTGTAGCGCACGGTCACACCGGTACGACGGCACAGCTCGGCCAGGTTGCGGGCGGTTGGCAACGGCCGCCCGCGCGGGTTGGTATCGGGAAACGGGGTGAAGGCATCGAATGCGGACAGGTTGCCAGGCACCTGGTAGCGCGCGCTGGCCGATGACGGCGCATCGTCCAGTGCCACGTCGTCGCCCCCTGCCGGCGGCATGGGGGGCAACAACTGGGCACGCACGGTGTCCAGCCCCTCGCGCAGATGCAGGTCGTTGAAGTCGGTAGGGCGGTCATCGTCGCCATGCAGCGTGGCGAACTCGGGCCAGACCACGCGGGCATCGATGTCCGCGGCAGCCTGCGTGGCCAGGGTGACGCCAGGGTTGTCCAGCGGCTGCCGCGTCCACTGATCGTTGTCGGCACACAGCACGAATGACGCGTCCGGCATGGCGCCGCGCCAGGCTCGGGCGACCGCGCCAAGGTTGCCTGCATCCCAGGCCACCACCACGCACCAGCCCGTGGCCTGGTGGATGGATCCGGCGGTGGCATAGCCCTCTGCAATGGCGATCGGTTGGCCGGTAACCGGCTTGCCGATGACATGGAAGCAGCCCTGCTTGCGGCCACCGGAAAGGAAGTCCTTGTCGCGGCCAAGTGCTGGATCCACGCGGGGAAAGATCGCCTGCAACGAGACGATACGGCCCGCGCTGTTCATCACCGGTACCAGCAGGGCGTTGTCGATGTGGCGGAAGACAAGGCCATCGCTGTTGCGCACCGGCCATGGCGCCACACGCAGGCCATGTGCATGGATGCCCTTGCGTACGAGATAGGGGTGGTGGGCATCGGCAGGAATGGCTCGGTTCCACAGCACGTTGGCCGCCTTGGCGGCGGCGTCCTCGCGTTCGCGCTGATGCCGTTCGCGCTCGCTGCGGGCCGCCTCCTGGCGTTGCCTGATGGCACGCTGCTCGGCGGCGCTCAACGCGGTCGGCGATTTCGCGCACCAGGCATGGCGGGTGCCGGTCCGCCAGCTGCCGAACTCGCCGGCCGGCACGTGGTCTCCAAACAACACCGCCCAACCATTGCGCGTGCCACGACGGTCGCCTTCCACATGGAAGCGCACCAGCGTGCCATCGGCGTTGAGCGCGTCGCGGCCGCGCGCGTCCGGCACGATGCCGTGCGCGTGCATGGCCTGCAGGAACGCGGGAACGATGTCCTGCGTGGGATGCGGTGTGTGCATTCGACAAGGCCCCTGGGAACGTGGATCGGTCCACCGCGGCCGATGGCGGCCAACGTGCTGTGCAGTGTCCGGCGTGCGCAGGTCACGCAGCGGCCGACCGACGCAGTGTGGTCAGGATGTGATGGGAGTGGTGATACGGTCATGGTGTCGGAACGGGGCTTCATTTGCAACACCTTCCAACACCTTGCATCCCTGACCGCGATGGCGCCACCCAGTACGCGTTGGATCTGCGATGGCGTTCGCAGATCACTGTGATCGTGCCGATGCGTCGCAGTTGGCGAGAACCGGTTTTCGGATGATGCGATCGCCGTCAACGACGGCCCATCGTTTCTCTCCATCGCGCCTTCGGGCGCCCGTGCACAAGGAGCCTGCATGCCTGAAATCCACTGCAACCACGAACGCCGATCCGCCGCGGAATCCGCGTCGTTGACCGTCGTTGCGACGTTCTCAACCGGTGCGACCACCCCTCGATAAAATACAACCCGCATGACGGACACCATCGACGAAGCGCAGGAAATGGAAGCGCGCCACCTGCAACGCGCCCTGGCCCAGCACGCAACGCGGGCCAGCAACGTTGCCCCTCTCACTCCCATGGGGGAATGCCACAACCCGGACTGCAGCGAGGACTTCGACAACGATCCGGCAAGACTGTTCTGCGGGCCTGCCTGTGCCGAGCGTTTCGAAGCCATCCATCAACACCGCAACGCATAG